AGCGCTCGCGGCGCGCTCTCAAATCGCGAAGTGGCTTTCGGCAATAGGCGACGAGGAAACTTTGAGCGAAGGGCTTAGATCGGTGGCCGCTGAAAACCTCCAAGGTGCGCGGTTTGTGGCGGTGATGGATCAATTCGCTCGCAATCAGAAAACACGCCGGGAGCGTGGTGAAGCGTTGCCATTCGGGCCACAAGCAGCGGGAATTCGGGCGATCAAGTCGTGAAATTCAAATCCGGCCTGCGTCCCTTCACCGAAGCCGAGCGTGAAGCCTGCACGGCAAACCGCCGCGCGTCGCTGGCTCGTGGCCTGATCCGCCGCAAATCGACGCCAAGCGGCCAGCATTACAGCCGCGCGCCGACGCCAGCCGATAAAGCGCTCGCACAACGCATCCTCGGCGAGCCTGACGAGCGCTTACGCTAATCCACAGCCTACTTGAATTCCGCGCCCGAATCGCGCCCCTATAGCGGCAAAGCCTTTGCGTTAATGCAGAGGTTGCGCAACGTTACACGGCGGACTCGTTTGGACTCGGTTTATGGGAGTGCTCGCCAATCCCGATCATGAGCGGTTTTGCCAGCTAGCGCACAAGCGCATCTGGTCAGGCGAAAAGCGCGCCGATGTCTGCAAGGCGCTCTATCTCGAAATCATCTACGACGGCGCCGAGCCGGACAGCGATTCAACCCAAGCGAATGTACGGAAGTTTTACAACCGCGACGACATCAAGGCGCGGCTTGGTGAACTTGCGGAATACGCAGCGAAGCTCGCGGGCTGCGATGCCGGCTGGGCGCTATTGCGCGCTAAACGCATGGTCGAATTCGACACGGATAAATTCATCAACGGGCAGGGCGATATTTCCGATCTGCCTGGCGAAGTCGAAGTGATTGAAGCGGACGCGGACGACACGGCCGAAGGTCCCAAGCGCAGCGTGGTCAAGACGCGCATCAAGGCCAGCGATCGGCTTGGCGCCCTCGGCCTCATGGCAAAAATCGCCGGCTGGCTCGCCCCCGAAAAACAGGAACACTCAGGCGCACTCACGCTCGAACAGATCGTAGCGCAGTCGATGAAGGTGAAGGACAAGGCGGCTTAAATGTTGATTTTGATCGACACGGAGCGCGCGGGAACAGACAAGCGCTTTCAGATTGATGTGTTGCGCCTGCCCGATGGAACGCAAATCAATCCGGCTGATCCGGATGGCGATGGTTACGAGGCAGACCTGTTTGCGCTTATGAGCCGCGCGATGTTTCGCATCCCACGGGTATTTGCAAGTCTGCGGTTTCAGTGCACCAAGGCCATCGCCGAGCAAATGACACAGCAAGCGCTCCGTGATCCTCGCGCGACTATTGCAGAGTGGAAAGAAACTGGCGATGCGGAAAACTCGTTCCGTGGAATACCAATCGAAATTCTCGGCGACACGTTGACCGAATCCGGCGCCAGTCCCACAAAAGTCCTCTCGTGAAACTCACGTTGCGCGCATGACCGACACCCTTACAATTCACGGCCCCACTGGCTCGCAAAACCCGATCGCGCACACCCGATCGCGTCTTGGACTTCCCGCGCACAGCGAAGGTTTCGAGCGTTTCATCGCCGACAGCAAGCGATCGAACACTGACCTAAAGCGCCCGATGATCGGCTGCGCCGTGACGCGCTGGAAACTTTATCCGGACGAAGACGCGTAAATGAGCCTCGACATCGCTGCGGAACGGATTGCGCACTGGCGCGAACAGCCCGCCGACATGGTGCGGGAATTGTTCAATACCGAACCCGACGCATGGCAGAGCGCCGTGCTCGATGCGTTTCCAAAATCGCCACGGATTGCGATGAAGGCGTGCACGGGTCCAGGCAAAACCGCAGTGCTGGCATGGCTCGGCTGGAATTTCATCCTGACGCGGCCGCATCCAATCATCGGCGTCACGTCGATCTCCGGCGACAACTTGAAGGCCGGATTGTGGACCGAACTGGCGCGATGGCGCAACGAATCCGAATTGCTGCAAGCCATATTCGAGCAGACAAAGACCACGATATTTTGCCGCCAGGCGCCTGAAACGTGGAAGCTCGAAGCGCGCACCTGGGCAAAGGACGCAAACGCCGCTGAAATAGGAAAAGCGCTGCGTGGCCTGCACAGCAAATACGTCATGTGGCTGCTCGACGAGACCGGCGATTATCCGCCGGCAATCCTGCCAACAGTCGAGGCGATATTTTCCGGTGAACCTGTGGAAGCACATATCGTGCAGGCTGGGAATCCGATCAATCGCACAGGGCCGCTTTATCATGCGCACATGCACCGCGCGCTGTGGCACGTCGTCGAAGTCACTGCCGATCCCGCAGACCCCAAGCGCACGCCGCGCGTTTCGATCGAGCACGCGCAGCAACAGATCGACGAATGGGGTCGCGATAATCCGTGGGTGCTCGTGAATATCTTCGGACAGTTTCCGCCGTCGTCGATGAACGCCCTTATCGGGCCGGAAGAAGTCGAAGCCGCGATGAAGCGCTATTATCGCGACTACGAAATCGGCGAAGCGCCAAAAATCCTCGGCGTCGATGTGGCGCGCGAAGGCGACGACGCGTCCGTGATCTTCAAGCGGCAGGGCATTCAGTCGTTCAAGATGACCAAGCATCGCATCGAGGACTCCAATCTCGGCGCGGCTATCGTCAACCGCGAATGGATCGAGTGGGACGCGGATGCGTGTTTCGTCGATGGCACGGGCGGCTTCGGCGCGGGATGGGTTGACAATCTCATTCGATTAGGACGCTCGCCGATCAGCATTGCGTTTTCCGGACAGGCGCATCAGCACGGACGGTACTTCAACAAGCGCGCGGAAATGTATTTCGATGCGGTGCAGTGGATCAAGCGCGGCGGGGCTCTGCCGGAATCGCGCGAATTGATGCGCGCGCTCACCGAGACGACCTACACGCACAAGGGCGATAAACTGATCTTAGAGCCGAAAGAAATCGTGAAAGAAAAGCTCGGCTTCTCGCCGGATGAAGCAGACGCGTTTGTGCTGACATTCGCGGAACCTGTCCTTGCGCGCGGCGCTGCGGAGACGAGACAACGCCGCGTTAATCGCTCCGCGGTTTCCGCCGACTACTCACCGTACCGGGCACAGGACAAAAGCTATGAACTTACGTAGGGTTGTTGCTGCGCTGTTGTTCTGGTGGACGATCCTTGCGCCGGCTTTGGCGCTCGCTCAGGGTTCGAGCGCAGGCCAAGTTGTGCCGGGGCTTTACGTGACAACTCCGTGTCCGCCGAGTGTGTCTTATTGCTGGGCAATGATATCGAACTCTAATCCACTATCGCAACGAAGCGGCGGTTACGGCGTGTCACCGTTGTCCGCACCGCAATACTGCCAGATCACGTCGCTGTCATCAGCGATTAAATTAACGACGGCGAACTGTGCAACAGGAACAATCCTTGCCGCTGCTACTATCGCCGAAATATGCGTCGAGACGCAGGGGGTGCGCTATACGTCGTCGGGGGTAGTAACTCCTACCGCGTCTGTGGGCATTCCTGCGGCGGCTGGTTCGTGTTTTCAATATGCTGGACCGCTTTCAACCGTCACCTTTATCCAGCAGGCGTCTGGTGCAATACTTGATGTGGAGACGTTCCCGTGAGAACCGGCGCATTATTTCTTTTCTTATGGCTGTCTGTTCTTTCGGCCGCGGCGCAAACCGGACCGTCCGGTGGAAGCGGCAGCGCAAGCGGAACGGCTGGCGGCGACCTGTCGGGCACGTTTCCCAATCCGACAGTCGCAAAGATCAATGGCTCTACGCCCGCCGCGTCGGCCACCACAGACACCACAAACGCGGCTAATATCTCGTCAGGTGCACTGCCCGCCGGCCGTATGCCCGCATTGAGCGGCGACTGTACGACCAGTGCTGGCGCGGTCGCAACGACCTGCACAAAAACCAGTGGTGTTGCCTATGCTCCATCCGCCACCACGGACACGACCAATGCAAGCAACATCGCGTCCGGGACACTTGGTAACGCTCGGTTACCTACCGGGCTTAGTGGCGTCCTTGGTTCGCTGCGTGGCGCGAATTTCAATACGACTTCCGACCAAGCTATCGCCATCAACGCGCGCGTTACTACGTTCCAGATTGTCAAGATAGCGGTCACAAATTGTTCCGGCACCTTCACGCTTGCGGTAGGCGGCTTCTACGCGACCACATCGAAGGCCGGGACAGCCATCGTAGCAAACACGCAGGCTTACTCGTCGCTGAGCGCTACGACGATCGTGCTCAACCCGGTGATTGCCTCCAATCCTCGCATGACGGTTGCGAGCGTCTATCTATCATTGACGACAGCGGCTGGATCGGCGGCAACGTGCGACGTGTATGTGATCGGGGATGATCTGACGTGAATTGGGCGCGGCTGGTCATTGCATTTTATTTATTTCTATTTG